TTTATGGATGAATATTTAGTAAGAACGGCCAAAGCATTAGAGATGGCACGGATGCACTCTGGTCTAAGCCAGCAGAAGCTGGCGGCACGGATGGGCATAAATCGTGGCACGGTCGCCAATTGGGAGCAAGGCCTGGCAGCTATTTCCCTGCCAACGGCTATGCGCTGGTTTACCTGCTGTGGTGTATCGGCGGCTCGATACATGGACGCTTGCATTTACCCGGGGCTGCTGGAGCATTTGGAAGATGACCTTCCTGGTCTGGAGAAGCGGCAGATTCTCATAGATGCTATGATGGAATGTTCTTCCTATGAGATAGATGCCTTGTTGTATATCCGGTACGGAGATCACGGCTCAGACCATATGGGTGTGCTGACGGAGGTTCTGGCAAACCTCCACACACCGTTGAAGGACAGGGTCTCTGTTTGCCGGATGGTATCGGGCAACTACGAGATAGCGCAAGCTACCGGAACAGACCCAGACCCGAATGGAACCGCCCCGAAGATGGAAATTTTCTATCAGGCACAGGACGCTGGAACGGAAGCTGCTATGAAGTCCAACGATTCTTATACCGTAAATCCAAATAATATAACTGGCTGATTGTCGAATTATCGCAGTTTTTGAAGAACATTTTATCCACGTTTATCCACTTTTTGTACACGTTTCATGCAGATTGGGTATACCTTCGCCTTGTCAATTTGTCCCCCATAGGCTATGAATCGACAATATTTGCGCGGAATAAATAACGTAGTAGCGATAATACGCAGCTTGCATTTAATCGGGTCGTCAATCCGTCCCCCCATAACATCGGCTTAAAAGTTTTTCATCCACATTTTGTACACGTTAGATAAGACTAATAATTGTAGGAAAGACTTTATTTAGAAAATTGAAGGTTGAGTTATCCACAAGCTGGAATGGAAAAAGAAAGAAATTGTTGAAAATTATCGTCATCGCCTATTTAACGATGATATTTAACCTCTTGTTTATTTCTTGTTTAATATATAATATGTAGATGGGGGACGAAATGACAAAGCATGGGGGACGTTTTGACAAGTCATGGGGGACGTTTTGACGACCATATGGGGGACAAAAAGACAAGTCATGGGGGACAAAACGTGTTGACTTGTCCCCCGACCTGTGCTATACTGTTTTCAGACCATTAAAGGAAGTGAGCAGATGCCAAAAATATCAGACAATAACCTTGTCGAGAAAAGCAAATCCCTTGTGTGGGCAAAGTTTAGGGACTACACAGCAGGCGAGCTTCGGCTGCTAGAGGTTTACTTGTCAAGAATAAATCCGAGAGACCCAAACAGCAGCCGTGTGGAGTTCACTTTGGCAGAGTACAGAGACCTGCTGGGGTTAAAAAGCCTTGATGCACGAAGGATTGAGCCGCAGATCAAGCACTTTTTGGGCAACACTGTGTCGATTCCCATTGACAAAGAAAAGGGAACATTTGAGAGCTTTGTCCTTTTCACAAGGGCAAAACTGGACTATGTGCCGGAAACAAGGTCTTATGTTGTGGCAATCACTTGCAACCCTGACCTTCGCCCTATTTTCTTTGACATTGCTGAAAGCGGCTATGTTCGGTATCGGCTGCGTTACACGTCAAGAATGAAGTCTCAATACAGCATTTTGCTTTATTCGATTCTTCGGGACTGGTTGAACATGGACAGCAAGCCGCATGAAATCAGTCTGAAAAAGCTGAGAGAACAGCTCGGTGCGATGGAAGCGAGCTACGATGTTTACAAGAACCTTCGCAAAAGAGTGCTTGACGTTGCAGTAGATGAAATCAATGCTGTGTCTGACATTGTGGTGACCTATGAACCGGTTCTTGTGGCACGAAAAGCTGTGGCGGTCAAGTTCAAGCCAAAAATTAAAGCGTCCGAGACGCTGATTGAAGCTCAGGCAAGCGAAGTATCGGCTGAGCCTCAATCAGCCGCCAGAAAGCCCCGCAAAAGCGGATACGAGCATTTTGACTGGTCTGTGTGTGACGAGTTGGAAAAGCAAGACTGCATTGACGTGGCGAAGGTAGTTGAAAAGCGGATGAAGAAAGAGCATCCAGAAATCAAGCTGCCAAGACGCAGAGAAGCGGTTTACGACACGGTAAAGGCTGCGTATAATGACATTTTGTCTTTGGATAGGTCTCCGTTCCCGGACAGACCTGTTGGCTATCTGATTAGAAGCGTGGACAAGGCAGGTATCGTAGACAGATATATGCCAGCGTTCTATTCTATTGAAGCCTTGCAAAAGTAGTTAGAATGAGCAGATGATACAGAAAGGAGCGAGAATGGGTTGGATTAGCGTAAAAGATAAGATGCCAGACAAGTACGTTCAGATTATCATTTATGATAAAGTGATGGGCGTTACTTTCGGTTATTATGGTGATTTCAAAGGCGAAAAATGGTATACAGATGATGTGTTGACGGATGCGTTCTATGGAAACAATAGTGAAACGCAACTGATTGATAATAATGTGTTATATCATGTAACCCATTGGATGCCGCTTCCTGACGAACCGAAAGAATAAAGAAAGAGTGATAAAATGGCAAAAATCATAGCTGTCGCAAACCAAAAGGGCGGCACAGGAAAGACCACAACAAGCACCTGTATGGCTGGTGCGTTGCAGTTGCTTGGTAAGAAAGTCTTGTTGGTGGATTGCGATGCACAGTGCAACGCAACGGACACCTACGGCGCACAGACAGAGGACGTATGCACCCTATTTGATGTGATGACCCGGCAAGGCACGGTAGAAGAAGGGATTCAGCACTGTGAAGCTGGTGACATTCTGCCGTCTGATAGTGCATTGAAGGACATTGACGAGCAGCTTGTTCGGGACATTGGCAAGAACTTCCGGCTGCGTGAAGCACTGGAATCCGTGTCTGCACAGTATGATTACATCGTTCTGGACACTCCCCCGCAGCTCGGTCTTGCGCTTGTAAACGCTCTGATCGCCGCCAACAGCATTATCGTGCCTATTACAGCAGACCGCTATGCGCTTGCCGGACTGAGCCAGCTTTCGCAGACCATTGGTGACGTTCGCAGATACTTCAACCCGACCTTGAAGATTGAAGGTCTGCTCCTGAACCAGTACAAGAGCCGTGAGAACCTGTCCAAAGAGGTCGTAGAGCAGCTTCCTGTGATTGCACAGAGCATGGGCACAACCCTGTTGGACGTGAAGATTAGACCGTCTATGGGCGTCCGTAAGGCTCAAGCAGAGCGGCACAGCCTGTTTAGCGGCGACACGGCAAAAAGTACCAGCGCAGAGGATTTCAAAGAGCTGGCAAAGAAGATTGTAGAGGGGGATGTGCAGTGAATGTAGTTAGATATAAAGAGCTGGAAAAAGCCGAGTTTGAATTGCAAAGCAAATTCAGCTCGAAAGATGTTATGTTTTTCCGCCGAGGGGATGGAATAGACAATCCGATTTATTATGTTGTTTCACAAAGACATTGTGGGGCGTTAAGTTCCGAAGAAGCCATAAAAGCCGGAAAAGTTTTGATTGAAGCTGGAAATGCGGCGAAATCTTTTCGGTACAACGGGTATTTTATTGATTGGAGTGACACACAGTGAAAAAGTCCAGCAAAAAAACATCCGGCTTGTTGGGCGGGTTTGACTTCCAGCCTGTTTTTTCGGGACAGACATTAAGCCGAAGTGAGCCAAAGGAAGAAGAAGTAAGCCAAACAAAGCCAAATAATGCCGAACGAGAGCTAATTAAGCCAAGTGATGCCACAGACAGCCATGCACAGCCAAGTGAAGCAAAATTAGGCAGTATTAAGCCGAAGCAAGCCAAAGACAGCGAAAGACAGCCAAATGATGCCGTATTAGGCGAAGTCAAGCCGAAGAAGCTGAAACAGGCAAAAGAAGTGCAGCGTTTGATTGAAGAGGGCAATGTTCCCGGCGCACTTGCTGAAGCTGGCTTGACAAAGAAAAAAATCCCGATGCCAGTATCGCATCAGGGCATTGCAAGCGGTGACGGCAAGCGTTCAAAGCGTATTACCATCCTTATGAGCGAGGAAGAGCGCAAGTACATCAACCGTGAAGCCAGACGGCACGGAATGACCATCGGGCAGTTTGTGTACGCTCTGGCGGTGGCGGCGGCAGACGGGAAGATTGAGTTGGAAGATTTTTTGGAGGATTGACGAAATGAAAAAGTTCGTTGCTCTTTTTGAAGGTTGGAATGATAAGCACGACCATGAGTGTATGTGCTATGTTGTTGATGTAAATGATGCCTTTGAAAGTATTTTGAGTGTTGAAGAACAGGCAGAAAGGATGGCTCGAAACGAGTATCCTCATTTAACAAAATTTGAAACGCTGTATATCAAGGAATTGATTAAAAGATAAACGTCAAGCTGTATGGAGGGTTGACCTATGATTGCTTATAGACCTTGTCGTGGTTTGTTGAAAAACGCTCTAAAAGAAACAAGAGTGTTTCGCAACGAATATCAAATGAAGCAGAGAATCGCAAATGAATGGAACCTAACCTGTGGAAGAAAAGAATTGAATCCAGATAATATCGTAATTTCACAAGACGAATATTCTGACTACAAGAGCGGGTGGCAGAGAGTTCGCGATGTTTACATTACAAAAATCGGAAGCAGAAACCTTATTGATGAGTTAGGAGCGGTACAATGTATTGGATATTGTTCGTATGATATTTCAAACGCCCCTAAAATTGGGCAGTGGATAAACGTGAAAAACGAGATGCCAGACGAATACAATCCGTATGTTATTGGATTTAGCCCAGACGAATTTGATGTTGACATTGTTGGATATGAGAAAGACTTTGGTGAATGGCGAGATAAAAATGGAAAACCTCACAATGTTACATACTGGATGCCGTTGCCTGAACCGCCTGTAAAATATTAAAACAACAAAGGAGAGATATATGGAAAATTTCTATTGGGTTGAAATCCAGTACGATGATGACAAAAAATGCAGACATTTCCAAACTCCGTTCGTCTTGTTTGCAAACAGCAAGGAAAAAGCGAAAGCGAAAATCGAACGAGAAGTTCCCGGCAAGTTTTTCGTTGTTAGTATTGTGGAACTTGACAAGAGTCTTGTATTCCATCCGCACGACTTATTTAATCTAAAATCAAAATGTTTGCTTTGGGAATAACAATAAACCCCTGTGTGGCTACAACGACCGCACAGGGGTTTCGTTTTACTTATCAGCAATGCAATCCCAGTAGAGATATGCCTTGCCGTCTGCGGCATCTGCGTCCTCAAGGAACGCCTTTGCCATGTCAGCGTAGAAGCCCGGAGTGTCAACGGACTGGCGCTTTGCGACCTGACAATAATCCGAGTACATCATGTTCATGACAGCCCAGAAATCATTCGGGTCACAAGTGATGTTCCGCTGTTTGGCAACGTCCTGTGTCTGCTCCAGCGTCCAGTGACAGCCCTTCGTGCCGTCAGCATTCACCATGCTGTCGCACCATTCCTCCGCTTCATCGTGGGTGAGGTGCTGGCGTGGCATCTTGATGGAACGGCTGTCCGCACCGCCACGTTCATACTGCCCAGACCGCTTGTCCCAGTCTCCGTTCTGCGAGAAGCCAATCTGCGGCATCTTGCGCCCATATTCAACGTCAGGGTAGCGGGGGATAGGGTAGGGGTCGATGTAACGGTTCTCCTCCTGCGGATAGTAAGGATAGCGGTCATTGCCATCTTCCAGCTTGCGCAGACGGCGTTCCAGCTCACGTTCCCTGCGGTCACGTTCTTCCTCAAGGCGGTCACGTTCCGGCTCACGGTCTTTATCGTGGTCGCGGAGCATCATCATGCGGCGAAAATTAGTCTTGCCCATAATCTAATACCTCCTCAAGAAATGGACGCAGGCGCACCGGCGTGGGAACGGCAGAAGCAACCAAGATATTTGAACGTGCCTGTGCCGGTAGCGGACGTTGCCACACGAGTAGCATAGCGGGTGCGGGTGTGGATGCTCTCGGCGGTCGCCTGAGCGCAGTTGCAGTCGGTCAGAGGGTATGCGGTCGTGCCTGCACCTATGGTAATGACCACAGGGGCGTTGATGGTAGTCGTGTCCGGCAAGCTCTGAGCAACCACGATACAATACTTCTCTCCGTTCTGGTATGCGCCAGCAGGGATATTGATGGTCAGCGTGTCGTTGGCAAACGTGACCGCCTGACTGATGACCAAGTGCGGGCAGAGTTTGCAGCTTGTTTTGCAAGCCATAATGTTTTCCTCCTAAAAAATCAGGGGCAGAGGTGTCTTACCCCTGCCCCGATGGTTCACCCGGTGTTATCGGGGAGTGTGTAGGTTAGCAGCAGCCGCAGCAGTTCACGCCCACGTTGGGGTTTGCCACCTGATAAGCGGGAATCGGACGAGGATTGACCCGGTTCAGGATGGTATCGGTCTGCTGGGACATCACAGTGGTCAGAAGCGCATTCTGACGATCCTGAGAAGCAGCGAACTTCAGGTTCTGGTTCTCAGCGGTCAGAGTGGCAATCTTATCCTGCGTGAAGTAGTCCATCATGCTGCGGAAATTGGCGTTGCAGTTGTCCACGATGGCACGGGCGTTGTCTGCGATAGCCTGACGGGTAGCGCAGTCCTGCTGTGCAATGGTGTACTTCAGGTCGCCGATGAGCTGCTTGTTCTCGCAGCAGCAAGATGCAAGCTGCGTGGAAAGTGCGGTCTGACCCGCCTGCCGTGCGTTGCCCTCCTGCATGATGGCGAGGCTGATGGCGTTGTCGCCGTTGGACACGCTGCGTTCCAGACCGTTCACGAGCTGTGCGTTCTGGTAGCCGAGCTGACAGATGGCGCTGTTCACGCCCGCAAAGCCGTTTGCGATGTTGGCGTTGACTCCGTTTATCTGCGCCAGCTGGTCATAGCCCAGAGAGCAGATACCGCTCTGAATGCCAGCCAGAGAACGGGAAGTGTCCTGCTGGTAGAAGCCTTCAGACAGAGCCGCACGAGTATCTGCGCCACCCTGACCAGTTGCGCCAGTGCCGACCAGATAGGGGATGTAGCTGTTCATGCCGTTGTCACCACCGTTTCGACCGTAGCCGTTTGTACCCCAGCCGAAGATGATGGCGAGGATGATAACCGCCCACAGACCTTCGTTGCCGAAAAATCCGCCGTTGTTATTGCCACCGTCCTGCCCAGCCAGATAACCAGTTGCAAAATCGTCCATAACAAAACTCCTTTCAGTTTTGCGTTATGCCATCCCACCGCCGTGTGCGGTGGGCGAAGCCAAACAAAAGCGGTTTTTATCAAGTCCGCAAAACTGAGAAGCGTTTCGCTTAGAGGGATGCTTTACCGGGGCAGCGTCAGGTTCAGAGCGCTTGCCAGCTGATTCAGGTCGATGCCACGCTCTTTGGCGAGGTTCTGCGCCATCGTTCGGAGCTGCGTTTCGTTTTTGCCCTGAATCAGGTTCAAGCCTTGCATGATGGGTGCGTTCTGCCCGCTCAACTGCTGGATAAGCCCCATCGGGTTCTGTCCGGCACGGGCAAGGTTCGCAAGCTGCATGATGGGGCTGTGCGTAATCACATCAAACGGAGAGGACATTGTTATTCTCCTTTCTTTGCAGCGGCAGCGGGCTTTGAAAAGCTCTTCTGCCACTTTTCCAGTTCATCCAGCCTGTGGACGAGGGCGTTATACTCTTCAACAGGCACATACTGCTGTGTCGGTGCAGCGGTCTGCTGTGCCTGTTGCGCCTGTATCTGCCGCCACGCTTCCGGGCTGTAAAACTCCTGCACATAGGATTCACAGGTGTCCGGGTTCAGTCGCTTGCAGTAGATCACACCGCTGCGCAGGTCAGGGCAATAGGTCGGTCTGCCGTACAGGTCAGACGGTATCGCCAAAAACTCCTCCCTGCTGGAAACAGGTCTGCCCAGCAGCCAACCACCGTCTTGTGCCGACTGCTGAACGGGCTGTTGCCCATTCATCGGCTGCGGACGCTGCGGTTGTGCCTGTTGCATCTGTGCGTTTGGCAGGGAAGTGGCAAGTCCTACCGTGCCCATGCCACCATAAGGATTGACAGGCTGCTGCGGAACGTAGGGCGCTCCGGGTGTTGGGTAATAGCTCATGGTTCATCCCTCCTATTGCACTCAGTGTACCGCAAGCGCCCGAAACGAGAGACAACGAACGACCAACGAAGGACAAAAAGCTTGATTAAAACTAATACAACTAATACAAAATAGACAAAAAAGTAAGGCAGAGTTTGGTGACTATGCCTGTATCAACTGTATTAGTTTTGTGGTATAATCAGTACAAAGAAAATGAACGGAGGAAACGAATATGGAAAACAACACCATCCGTAATCTGGGCAAGCTGTACCGCTTGCTGGACGAAGCCTGCACCCCTGACCATGTAAATCAGGCAGACCTTGACAACGCAACGAGGTTCCCTGTGCGTGGCGTGACGATGAAGATCACGCTGGCGCACAAGCTCCATAAAATGACCCCGGAGCTTGACAATGCATGCTCCTATGTCCTGAAGGATGTTAACCTTGAAGATGTAGAAAAGAGCTACGCCCTAAAGGCGCTGCCGATGGAACAGCAAGGGTTGTTCGTGATTGGGTATAACTCGCCCGATTACAAGACGCTTGGCGTGTCTGCCGTCAAAATCAAGGCAGCCAGAGAAAGCGCAGGATTAACCATCCGGGCCTTGGCAGAAAAAACCGGGCTGTCCACTGCAACCATTCAGCATGCAGAGTCCGGCAAGGCAGTCTCGAGAGTGTCTACCCTCGAAAAGATCGCAGCCGCTTGCGGCGTTACCATCGCTGATTTACAGGGATGAGCCGCATGATATAGCCGCCATGCGAATATCGAGCGGTTTCCGGGCGGTTGCATCCTCCATGCGTGGCGTATCTTCCCGGAAACGCCAGGTACAAAGTTATAAGGGATGGAGCCTTGCCGGGCTTCCATGTCCCAAAAAATAAAAATCCCCCGATGCTCCAAACGGAACACCGGGGGATACTTTTTGCGTCTCCCACATGGTACGCACTGTAAGTAGGCGGGCGGGAGGCTGTTCAGCGCCGAATCTGGCGACTGCTTTTTTAATTCTCCGTTGAGCACGGAGTTGGCTCTTGAATGACCCGCCATGATACGCATTGTTAAGAGGCTCGGCGGGTTCTATTGGGTATATTATACCACAAATCGTACAAAAAGAAAACAGCGTAACCATTATGGCTGGAACCCATCAAGATTACGCTGTAGACTGAGCCATATAGAACTAAACCTCTAAGTAAGATATAATTCTAAAGGCACTTAGTACATTTATATTATATCACATATCCAGCATTTTTTCAATGCCTTTTAGCCGGTAGCCTATCGCCGTCCGGCTGTAATGAGTCTGCGCTGCAATGTCCGGCAGCGGAAGCCGCTCAACGTACCGCAGTAAGGCTATCTTACGGTCTACCCTCCCAAGCGGTGCGTTTTTGATGGCGGCGGTCATTTGCTGTCGGTCAAGTCCTTGCAGCGCAGCGGGCAGCACTACACGAGCCGCCGCCACAGGCAGCACCGAGCCAGAAGGGCTGCGGGAGCTGTCCGGCGTTGCGCACCATAGTGCCAAGCACGGCGAAACGGTGACAAAACGTCACCATTTTGTTGACGTTACCAAAATCGCAATGAGTTCGACTTTTAACAGCTAAAAAGTTGAACTCATTTGCTAAAATGGCCGTTTTGGGCCACTTTTGGGAATATGTAGTGCTGCTCATAGTCTTACTCCTTACTCAGTGCCGCCTTCATGCGGTCAAAGAAAAACTGGATCACCCGCCCGATGGTCTCATCGGTGATGGCCCAGCTGATGAGCTTGCCGTATTTGCTGGCGCTCAGAGCGGCCCGGAGCATCTTGACGACCCACGCCTTGCGCTCTGCGCCGCGCTTTGTCCCCTGGATTTCCTGCTCAGCCCTCTCGATGAGGTCCAGCACCAGCGGCTTTACCGCTGCGCCGTAGCCCAGCCGGATGCAGCCCAGAGCGTAAAAGATCACGCCCCCCAGCATCAGCACTGCCGCCACCGGGGCAGGGATAAGGTCAAAAAGCTTAGTTGCCAGTGCTTCCATGATTGGTCACTCCTTTTAACAGATAGTTGTCGATGTCGGCGCGGCTCTTCTGCATCCCCTCGCGATTGTTGCCGGACAGCTGCGCGTCCAGCAGATTGCGCACCCCGTCGAGGGTCAGACGGCTCACCTCGTCGATTTCTTCAAAGCGGCGCAGGTCACGGGCAAGGGCTTGTGTGTGCTGAAGCTGGCCCTGCTCCAAGGTGCCGATGCGCTTGTCCAGCTCATCCAGCCGCTTGTTCTGCGCGTTGTCCGGCTCCTGCGCCTTTTTGATGTACTTGTGGATAATTTCCAGCACCTTGTCAATGGTGATGGCTGCAGCGCACAGGCTGCCCAGGATGCCCAGTACCCACAGCAAAGCTTCTTTTTCGGTCATTTGCCCTCCCGAAGACGGGTCAGGCCCTTCTTGTGGATGATTTTCGGATAGTTGAGGGTGGTGACGTTGAGGTCTACGTTGCCCGTGATGCCCGGCACAGCGCCCTTGCTGGTGTGCTGGTGAGCGTTGTAGTTAAACGTCACGTTGGGCGTCTTGCCGGTGTAGTCGGCAAGCCAGACGTCCCACCGAGAGGACAGCCTCGCCATGTCCAGCTCATACTTGTAACCGGTGTAGGTGTACAGCTGGGCGTAAAAGCCCATCTTTTCTACCTGTTCCAGCGCATAGGCGGTGAGATTGGACAGGTCAAGCGTGGACAGCTGCTTGAGCTTGTTTTCCTCCACGTCCACGCAGATGGGGAGAGAAAACTCCTTGCCGTACACCGCCTGCCGCAGAAGGGCAAGCTCTGCATCGGCCATGGCCTCGCTGGTGGCGTAGGTGTAGTAGTAGACGCCCACGTCCAGCCCGGCAGCCCGGGCGTTGCGGTAGTTGGTCTCAAAGGTCGGGTCGATGTACAGGCCGTCTGCCCGCTTGGAGAGCTTGCGGTTGGTGCTCACGGTCTTGAGCATTGCCCCCTTGTAGCCCGCCGCCGCCACCTGCGCCCAGTCGATAAGGCCCTGATACCGGCTCACATCCACAAAGCGATAGGGCGGGTCACCCTCCCAGCCGGTCACAGCCTCTGCCCCGGGGGGTTCGGGAGGTTCCGGTGCGGGCTTTGCCTCTTCGGCATCCTGCTTGTCCCCCGGGCCAAAGATAGCCCGCACCAACTTTTCCAGCAGTTCCAGCAGCTTACCCATTGTAGTCCTCCCCGGTGATGCGCTTATAATCCTCTTCACTGATTTCCCCCTCTGCCACCCTCTTGGCCAGCTCCCGCTTGACTCCGGGGCGGCGGCTTGCGGGCATTTCTGCCCAGGTCTTGGTGCCTGCGGCCAGTCTGTTTGCCCAGATTTTATCCATATACTACCTCCTTACTTGTTGACGGCGGCGTCCAGCTCGCACAGCGAGTCCTCGATAGTCGCCAGCCGCTCCTGTGATTCCATGTCCTGCTCACACATGGCGTCCTCGATCCCCGCCACGAGGCCGGGCAGCTCTCTGAGCATCCGCTCCTCTTCCAGCTTCTTGTGGAGCTCTTTCAGGCTCTTATCCATCTTGCAAAGACTCATCCGATAACACCTCCTATCATGGTGATATTGCCACCGACGCCGGAAGCTCCTCGGGCAATCGTCACCTTGTAGTTGAATGCAAAGCCCCGGGCGGCGGTCTTGTTGGTAAAGGCGTGATGTACAAAGGCCCGGCTCTCGCCGCGCTGGATGTCGGTGCAGTTCTCCCACACGGGGCTGTCATCCAGTGCGTTATTGGTCATCTCCACGGTCAGGCTCAGGTCTGTGGGGAAACTGCCCTCTAGCGTCAGCGCGGCCACGGTGATGGCGTCGTCCGCCGTCAGGGGCTGGGCCAGCGAGAGGACGGCATGGGTCACATTTTTGGTAAAGGTAGCCGTCCAGTCTGTCGAGGTCTTGCCGTCGTCCACTTCCAATGTCAGGGTGTTTTCTCCGTTGAGTATCTGCTGGAACAGCACCTTCTCGCTCAGGCACTGTACCGTGAGTTCGGTGCCGGAGGCCACGTTTTCGCGGACGGCTATCTCCATACCGTTCACCTTTTCGACGATGCGCATGGGGTCTCCGTCGCCGTCGGTCACGGTGTAGGACAGAGTAAACGGCTCGTTCTTCTCGCCCAGTGCCACGCCGCTCTCGCCCACATCGGAAGTGATTTCCGGAGGCTGGTTTGCCGAGGCGAAGCCATCCTTATCTATGTATAACGTCTCCGGCAAGGTGAAACAGGGAAGGTAGCCGTAACTCTTGCCGTAAGCGCCTTCGGCAATCGAAAGACTGGAACCGCTTGCGGAAGATATGTATGCGCTGTTGGCATAATTATCGATATGATTACCGAACTCATGATTACTATAAGTAGTTGTATCAGTTGGAGTTCTCGTCCAGATACCGCTTCCGTAGTGGTTTCGAATGTTGCTGATTCTGCTGATTGCGGCTGAGGAAAGCGCAGAGCCATCGGCGTAGTTCGATGCCCCGACTTCTGTTGCCGAAATGGAGAAAAATCTTGACTCGTATGTCTTACTACTACTTGTTGTACGCCATTCGTAAGCTGAGTATTGGTAAGCATAGAAATACATCCCGACATATTTTGTAGTGCCAATCAAGTCCTTTACTTCGTCGGAAAACTTCGTCACATAGGTATTTTTGTACCAAGTGGCCTCGTCGTTAGTATCGACTCTGTAATCCGACCTTGCGGACGTAGTATGGGTCCCGCTCGTCGCCGGACTCTCCCGGCAAAACATCGCCCGCCCTTTGCCGTTCAGGCTGGACTCATAGTTGTGGGCCAGCACGTAAAACTTGACTTTTGTGCTGCCTTCCATCAGGTATACAAAGCCATCGCCGATGGCTAAGTCTTTAATCTGCATTCCAATCCTCCTTTCTCTCAAAAATCAATGCGGCTTGCCGCCTTGTTCCACACGCCCGTCAGCTCTACGCCGTCAAGCGTGTCAAAGGCAGTAACAAAGCTGATGCCGTTTACATCTGTGCCATGCACCATCTCCAACAGTTTGATGCGCACGCCAGTAGCCGCAGCGTCCGCCGCCGCGCCAGAGATGGTGAGGGTCTTGTCGGTCTCGATTTTGATAGCGTTGATGCGGTCGCCGGTGGCTTTGGCGTCTGCGGGAGCGCCCTTGACTGTCAGGGTGGGGTCGGTGCTTACGATAGCCGCTGCATTGTCCGCATACTGCTTCGCCGCAGCTTCACTCTTCGCCGCAGCGTCTTTACTTTTTTCCGAAGAGGTTGCGGCTAATTCAGCAGCGTCTTTTGCGGTTGACGCAACGGTTGCGGCGGCTTCTGCCTTTTCCTTTGCAATGTCAGCCCCTGCAACATCACTCAAAGTGTTGAGGGTGTCGGCGTTCATTGGAGTACCCTCGACAACAGGTTCATCATTACGAATCAAAGTGATGATTTCTGATGTGCCATCAGATTTCATCATAGTCCAACGCCCGGGATATTTTGCTTTTCGGTCAACAAAATGCATAATAGGGTTCACCTCCGCATATTGTATCTGAACAATAAAGTAAATGGTCCTTTGCCATCGCTTCAATGTCAGACAAAACTTTTTCTACTTGATTGATAACCGCAAAATGATAACTCAGCGCCTCGGGAGTTCCCGGAGTAGAACTTTTGCCACCGCATTTGAAACGAATGGCTTTCACGTTATCAATCCACCGAGTGGCATCCGCAATGGTCAGATAATCATTGATTGTCCAACCAGCTTCCACAGGCACAGTTAAACCGATTGTTCCTGAAAAAATAAGCTTGCTGTCGTCGCCGTAATAAGCGCTTCCATTTGTAATGTTGACGTAGTCGTTTGCGACGACCCATGAGGGTTCGACAGAGGGCGGGTAGAAGTTGTTGGAGGCGGCGAAATAGAGCTGGTATTCGACGCCCTTTTCCAGCGCGATGCTGCCCATGTCCAGCACCACGTCGTTGTAGCCGCGGACAATGTCGGTGAACTTGTCCACTAGGGCGGTCGTGGAGCCGTATTTGCGCAGGACGGTGCGCATCGTACCCGGCACATAGCCCTTGACGCGGAATTCCAGCGAGCGGAGCAGCAGGCCCGCTTTCTTGGCAGTCAGCGGCATAAAGAACTCGTACTTGGCGGGATAAATGTCCCACGCGGGGATGTCGCCGCTTTCATTTTTCGCAGTAATAACTTGAATGTTTTGCTGTACAATCCTTGCAGAATAAGATGCGCCAACGATTTCGGCGAGTTCTTTGATTCCGTTTTCAATGCGGTTGTAATCCGTATAGCTCAGAGCGCCCTTCATTCCGGAAGCCCATTCTCGCTGCTCCTCTTCTGTCCATGTGCCGGTTCTGGCTTTGGCTGTTAGCTCTTTTACACGGTCAATATCTGCCTGTGTGCGGTCTGTAATCCACGTTGCCATACTTCACCTCTTAAAAAATCAGTTTGCCGTCAGCGTCAATAGCAAGAGACTTTGGGACGGTAAATGCAGGGTGAACAACATTATCGTACTTACGAGGGGTTTCATCATTGGTGGCGTAGGAAATTGTCTCTGCATTGGTATTCACTTGTAACGTAGAATCATACACGGCGTATGCATTTACAAGTTTGCTGACCAACAGAGGCCGCCAGTACTTGTTGGCGCTTGAACTTGTGCCAGCAATATCACGAAGCATCTGAAGCGAGTACAGGTAAGGAGTTCTCGTCCAAATAGATCGTCCTCTGCTGGAGCCCTCCATGTCAGAGGCAAGCATCGTTTTCAGGATTCCAGATGCATTTTGCAGGGGAGTGCCCTCGTTGTGCTTATAGCTCGGGCTGCTAGTTGTCCAATTCGGAGCATCAGAGCCTTCCGTGTCGTATCCAAACTCGTGGTGAGAAAGCAGAAAAATGCTTTTTGCCATCGTAGTCACTTTGCTACTGCCAGAATTGCAATAAGAGTCAGAAAAACCGGGAGTATAATAGATAGTCGTCTTGTCGATAGCTTGCTTCTGGGCGGAGCTGAACGAGTTGAAGTACTCTCCGTTGAGCCAGCTGTTTACGCTGCTGCTGGCGTAAGTAGACCATGTAGAGCTCCAAGCCATGATAGCCGCGTAGTGTTTTCGAACCAGAAGAGTTCGCCCGACTCCATTCAGCTCGCTTTCGTAGTCATGCTTTGCAACGATGAACTCGGCCACGTTGCCACCCTCATTCATAAGAACGGTGCTGCCTTCCGCAACATCAAACAGATTGTAAGACGCCGTAGCGAAGGAGCATTCTGCGGAGACGCCGCCTGCTGAAGCTGTGACAACAGCCTTGCCCGGAGAGTTCCACTTGACTTGGCAGGTAGATTTTCCTTCTGCATTCGTCAGAACGTGAAGGGAAACGATTCCTTCGGGAGAAGCTGCCCAGTTGATTTTAGGAGAGTCAATAGAAGCAGGGGAGAGGGCAGCAGACAAAATAACGGACTCGCCCCAATCGAGCTGTTCGCTGGTATGGTCAAGAGACATAGCCTGAGCATCTGCCATCATGTACCCCTCTACAGTACCTTTGAAACACCCATTGAAAGTGTACTTTACATTGGTCGCCAGCAAGACAGCATCGTAATTGAACTGATGGTGAATCTTTACCATATCAAGGGCGTCAATAGTAGGGCTTGCCCGATATGTGAGAGAAGCCTTGCGGCGGTTGGAAAGGACTCCATAAGACTCTGTAAGGGCATTCCTGGATTTTGCAAGGATGTCCTTTGTGAGCATAACATTGCTCAAAGTCTGGCTGACGCCTTTGCCAGAAGGGCTTTCGGGATAAGCGTAGGTAACGCCACCTGCGGTGGTCACCACGTTGAGCATATTTTGAGCAAAGGTGATTTCCGGCCAAGAATAATTGTTCAGTACTGGAATGTCCAACACGGGATTGGATGTATCGGCTCCGTAGACTCTGTTAATTTTTATCACGCCATCACGAGTCTGGTACAAAGCCATTCCAGCAGCGTTTGCCGCAAGCTGCAAAATATCGGAATTGTGATAAGTAGACTCATCGCTTGTAATGTCGGTGGAGTAATCTTTCAGTTCATCCGAAATATCGAAGGTAATTTCATCCGCTTCCAACAGCTCCAAGGCATCGTAGCACATCTCATAGAGCGTGCCGTATTTTCTTCCGGTGTACTTCGTGCTGGATAGATACAGGAAAGCGTCTCGCGCCTGAAAGGACGCCTCAATACTGTTGGCAGGGACGCTCCACTCTGACAGGAAAAACATTCCTCCGCTCACCCATTCAGTCTTTCCGTCAACATCCATTCCATAACGAACGGTGACAGGCTGGCGCTCATAGATGTACTTGTAAATCCCTTGAGGGTTTACGGAGTCCCATGTGCGGTCACTGTTGTCTAAACTAAAGGAAATCGACTCCTGAGACAGCTGCCCGGAGATAGGGTCTCTTGCAGAAGAATGGCTGTAGGACAAGATTTTGGTCTTGTCAAACACCAGATACCTTCCGATTTTCACTTGCTCGACCCTTACTCTTCGGTCGGGGAGACACCACTTCAGCACCTCTAGCTCTACAGCATCAAACCCGGAAAGTTCTACTTCAACGTCAGAACGAATGGATTTGTTTCCGTTCACCGTCACGGTTTTCAGCTTTTTGGCCCCAAGATATGCGCTGACCGAAAAATCTGTAGCGTATTCGTTAAACGCTGTAGACCAGCAAATTGAAACACCGGGAATCGAAGATTTGTTTTCGCTCGGAAGCTCAAGCCGAATAACAGGGTGACTTGAATCGTCAAAAATCTCGGCGCTCAAAAAACCAGTAGTTCCATACGGAGGAGAAGAAGGAACGATGCTACAGCTTCCATCAAGAACAGTGAGATTGGGCTCTCCTGTGGAATACCTCGAAATGGAAGCGTTATCGGAAAGTGCAATATTGTGAAAGGTGGAGAACGGGGCCGCCGATGACGTGACGATGGTGGCTTTTTTATTGATGCCAGGCTCAGTGATTCCGCAGGTAATCTCTACAAAAGATTCCGGGACGAGCGTTTCGTTAAATTTTTCTTTCCACTTATCGGAGACTTCAACCATGTATCATACCTCCACAAGAGAAAGCTTGCACCCTGTCCACCCCATCACACCACCGGTTTTCGGACCTCTGCGCCACATACCGCCGGTGCGGTCGGAGACATACATCTGGCGCGTGGTATAACCGGCTGTGGCTTGGTTATAGAATTTAACAGTGCAGTAAAAATTCGTGGTGAAAAGGCTTAAGATGTCGGCCCACTGCCGCGCGGTAAGGTAGTTCCATGACATGGAGACCTTTGCCACATCATGCCGCACGACAGCGCCAACAACTTTACCCTGAACATTTCGCCCAGAGTCCACGATCGTGCTAGTCGTTCCCTCGTAAGAGGACGGTTCCGGCAGCTCTACGCCATTCACCGTAACCAGTGCAGGAATATTGGCCATCTGAACCATCCTTTCTTAGTAAGAGTAAACTTCGGTACCCATAATGGACATGCCACGTTCTTTTTGCGTTTTTTCAACGGAAGCAGTAAGTTGCTTGCCATCGAGGTACACTTTCACATCTCTGCCATCGGAGATTGCTTCTCCGTACCGCTGCCAGATGTCAAGAAATGCATTGTAGCAGCCGTTGTACACAGCATCTCTCATCTCTTCGGAGTTTCCACTTGCGGCAGAATAGGTGCCACTATACGAACCAGACCCATAGGTAGAGTCATAACTGGATGTGCCAGCATACTGAGAACTGTCGCTATAGTTAGAACGGCTGATACTGCCAATAATGCCTGCGATAGCAGCGGCAATCGCCACGCCACCGGCAACCATTGCAAAGCCAGTAGGAATGCCAAGTACAGACAACGTGCCACCGATTGCTTCCAGCATGGCGGTAAAAGCGCCGCCAATCGTAGTAATCAAACCAGCTACGCCAGCAAGCATCTTCGGGAACTGGCTCAGTAATCCGCCAGACAAGCCTTTACTGATTGCAAGCGCTGCGGTCGAGAGCGGAGTCTTCGATTTAGTGAACACGCTGGTAATGTTCTCGACCATCTTTGCCGTATTTTGTGTGGCAGCGCCAAAATTCTGAGTCAGTGCGCTCACCAGATTTTTGCCAATGGTAGCGGCTGTATTCAGCAGGGAAGAAGCTTGGCTTTTCAATTCTTTGCTCAGTCTGCCAAGCAAATCGCTTGCAACGGACTTGACGCGTTTACGCTGCTCATCGCCCATAGCGCCCCAGATGGAAGCAGCAATAGTAGTGCCGACTGTTTTCCAGTCGCCACTCTGCGCGGCCTGAATGAAAGTTTGCACCGTACCGAAGAAGTTGGTTTTGAGGTTGTTGTCGAGTTCGGCCCACTTAGAGTCTAGCCCGGAAATGATTCCGTTGACGTAGCCGGTACCGCATTCGATGCCATAATCCACCACCTCTTCGCCCTTGAGCTTGGTGGCGTCTACGAGTTTATTCGTAGCATCGTTGACATAACCGAGGGAGCCAGTGATGCCGTTTGTAAGGCCTTGAACGACATAAACACCGATTTGGTGAAACACTTGCGAAGGAGAATGAATTTCAAGCGCATCTTTGAAGCCATTGACAAAGCCATCAGTGAAGCTCTTAATACCATTTGTAACGGTACTCCATGCATCTTTTAGGCCGTTGATTAGGCCATCCCAGATGAATTTTCCAAGCTTTCTCAATTTGTCAGGAAGCTTTTTGAACTCGCCGACAATAGACGAAATGATTTTTGGAACTTCAATAACAACGAAAGCTATCATGCGCTCCCGCCATTTAGAAATAACGTCAAGAGCTTTGAGAATTGCAGTCCAAATATTTCCAGGCAATTCTTCAAAAAACTTAACAACAGACGAAACGATTTTTGGAACTTCGGTTGTTACAGCAACCACCATGTTTCCGACCCACTCCCCGATTTTGCCAACGGCAAAGCCAAGGGCATAGCCGATTTTTTCAGGAAGAGAGCTGAACCACTCGCCAATGCTACTTACGATGTTCCCAACCTTTTCAGGCAGAGAAGTCATAAAGTCAATGACAGCGTTCCACTTAGTGACAATGATTTGTTTGATGGCATCGATACGCTGCTCAAAAACATTTTCGACATAATGCATTTTAATGTCGGCTTCTGCGGCAGCATCTGTTTTTTCGCCGCTCTCTTTAGCGCCCCATTTGATACCAGCCCAGTGAAGAACAAGGCCAATACCGACACCAGCAGCGGCAACGGCCCCAGCAACAGGAAGGCTTGCACCAACAAGCAATGCAACGCCAGCACCAGCAGCACCGCCAAAAATCCCCATCAGAGCAGTGATGATGGTGTCAAGAACGGGAAATTCTTTCAGCTTTTCACCAAGCGAGAATGTAATTCCCGCAAAGGTAATAAGACCTGCAAGACCGATAGAAAGCGTTGCGGCTGTACCAGAGGCTGCTCCAAGATTGGTGAGCAGTGTGATACCAGTAATAGAACCGAATGCCGTTGTTAAAGCAGCCTGAATCCATGTGCTTGCATCGCCAAGATTGGCTTCGCCAGTACCAAGTGCATAAGTAAGACCTGCAAGGCTCGCCACAAAAGCGATGCCCATGCCAAGCGTAACGCCATCCGCGCCCATTGTGCGCCAAAGAACAAAAGAGCCAAACGCAGCAGACACCACTTCGCCTAAAAGCTCAAGAGGATTTCCACTAGATGCGTAGCCTTTTGCAAAACTGAATACTAACGATGCTTCGACAACAACTGTTGCAATCGAAAGAGCCAACTTTTGCAAATCCGTCATTTTAGAAATTGCTGTTGCAATGTTCGTCAGGAAATTGGTGATTTTCCACAATGCGAGTGCAGCAGAAATAGCGCCAATAACCGGCAGCATATCTTTGATTTTCTGCTTTATAGCGTCAATCTGCTTTGCAAACTCTTCATTGTACTGCTTGAACATATCGTAGCCGGACAGGTCTACATCGCCCAAGATGTTGCCAGCAGATGCGCCGCTGCCAGAGCCAGAGCTTCCCTGTGTGGGGTCAATGATGTTCAATTCATCAAAGCCCATCGTGTAGTCCTTGAGGGCTTTGGCGGCTTTCTTTGTCGAATCGGCTGTATTATCCATTGCGTCGCCGATACCGCCAACACTGTCAGCGCTCTTGGTGAAATCAGTGAACACGACCTTCACACCCATCAGCTTTGCCACCCATTCAACGAACTCTCGAATGAGCTGCACGGCGGCAATCAGCGGAGGAAGAATGGATTTCATGGCAGGGTAGAGCAGAGAACCAACAGACTTTGCCAACATATCAAGTTGAGCTTTCAGAATCTTAATCTGGTTCGCAGGGCTTTGGATGGTCTGCGCAAGATTACCCTGCACGTTGGCAGTCTGCTTCATAATGGCAATGTAACGCAGAACCGCCTTATCTGCCTGAGACAGACTAGAAACCTGTTTGTTAAAGCCTAAAGCAAGAAGCTCCTGCTGTAACCGTGCTTGAGACAAGTCAACGCCCAAACGGCGAATAGGCTCAATCTCGCCAGAGATTGCGGAAGACATTGCGGTAAAGGTTTCTGCAACGTCCTTGTTCCAATAGGAACCTTCGTCATAGGCAAGCTGAGTCAGGTTCTTAGACAGAACGTAAGCTTTGTCGCTGGCCAAACCAAACGAAGTACCTAAGCTCTGGATGGTGGCCATGTAGGTCATCGCTTTGGTCGGGTCAACTCCAAGCAGGCCTTGCATCTTGCTAATGAGCGTATCTGCTTCACCGCTCAAATTGCCCATAGCATTATGAAACAGGTCTGTCGCTTCGTAAAAGTCATTGAATTTCGCAACAGCTTTGCCAAGATACTCAGCAATAGCTTTCAGCGAAACCAGCTTTTTCGCAGACAGCATGAAACCATTCAGCTGGTTAGACAGGCTGAGATAGCTTTTTTTCTGTCGTTCGTTGGCAGCAGTCACACGGTTTGCCTGTGTGACCACCTTGCTCAACTGCGGCGGCAGCTTTGCAAAAGCGTTGCCAACCTTGTCAAGCTGAGATGCAAGGGGAGTAAGGGCAGCAGAAATCTTCTGACAAGAGCTTGCAAAAGAATCAAGGTCTGTTGCTTTCAGCTTGTCGGTCAGATCAGGAACTTTTCCGATCGCATTGAAAGCGCTGCCAAGAGCTTTAAGGTTTGATGCGTCCAAAATAGACAGCGGAGCCAAAGCGTTGGTGAGCTGAGTAATGCTTCCAGACATGGAGTAAAAATCCACGCCGTTTAAGCCAGACACAGCCGCAGGAATCTTTTTGATTGCATTCACGACCGTGTTGATGCTCTTTGCGCTTGCGGTCGTGTTGACGTTGGAAAGTCCATTCAGAAAGCTGGTAATTTTGTCCAGCCCAGACATTCCAGCGGATGCCTGTTTCAGCGTTGCAATAGAAGTAGCCAGTTTGTCAAGGCTGTTCACAACCTTTGTGACGTTGCCCTTTGTCCGCAAATTAGAAATGGCGGTAGCGAGCTTGTCGATATTAAGCTCTGCGCCCTGCGATTCCGCAGAGATTTCTACGGATAAGCTCGTAATATCAACATCAGCCATCGCTACCACCATCACTTTCCATCATAGAGAACATCATTCTCTTGATTCGCTCCTGCGCCTCAACTGCGCGTTGGTATTCATACTCGTCTTTCTCCTTTTGGGTAAGGGGAATCGGTCTGTCCATGTACTTGATAGGTTTAGACCCTTTCTTTCGGAACATATTGCCAACCGTAGAGGAAAGCGCAGATGCCATGTAAAAGCCATTTCTCCACGCTTCTGCGTTGGCCCTGCGTTCCCGCAGCTCCTCTGCATCACGGTAGACCTTCGCCAGCCAGACATCGCCGTGCCAAAACTGTTCGTAGGTCATACCGATGGAGATGTAATAGGCTTCTACATCGTGGAACAGCTTGGAGAAGGAGAATGGCTCTCCCTCTCCGTCTGTTTCCTGAGATTGTGCGGTTACACAATCTCCCACGTTGCGTTTTTTGCGGTCTTGTCCTCAGTATCAGTTGCCAGCAGAGACTTAGAAGCGTCCATGAACATCTCAAGCAGAACGCCCATCAGGTCTTCCTTATCCTCGATGTGCTGGAACATCTCGTCTACGACCTTGCGCTTGATGCCCTTGTTCCGTGCGATAAAAGCGCCGTAGAACAGGGCACGGGAGTTGGACAGCAGATTGGTCATCTGAGTGTACTGGCCAATCTGAAAACCTGCACGTTCGGTAGCTTCCACGCTGTCACGGGTGAAAGTCAGCTCATAAGTGTTCTTGCCATCGGGGGAATGAAAATTGATAACCTTTGCAGCCATAATAAATGTTCTCCTTTATAAATAGGGGCAGAACCAAATCCGTTGTTCAGTTCTGCCCGGTTTGATTGATTCGATTTTTGCGGTTTAGCCGCCATTGATGGTCAGCGCCTTAACGAACTTCGGCTTGGTGTGGAAAATGCAGTTGATGGTCATTTCCACAACCTCATCCACGCCAAAGCCGGACAGACCAACCTGATGCATACCCTGCCAAGTGAAGCCGGAGCCGTCCTGCATCTTAATTGCATAGTACTTGTCGGGGTTCTCTTCGGCAGATTCATCGTAGCCAGCTTTCTGAACCGATTCGTAATCTTCCTTGTTGTAGTTTGCGGTAAACGCCTTAATATCGGACTGGTTAATACCAAAAATCTGCTTCTGCATCGGATCAGACAGGGTGGTGGCATCCAGAAGGTTCGGATCGGAAATCATATCCGGGACATCCTTGATGTCACACAACTTCGTCAATGCAGACTCGGTAGCACCACAATACAGGGTGGTATTCAGGCCGGAGATAGCAGTACTCATAGAATGTTTACCTCCTTATTTTCGGTAAATCATTCCGTCCTCTCCGATTGTTGCCCCGTAGCTGCAATCAATCCGATAGACGGAATTGTTGTACAGCCCATTCAACGGGGCAAACGATTTTCGATAGAAATTGAGCGGTTCCAACACAGAATCCACGATGTCCACAATGGAGCGGGCTTCTGCAATGCGTCCGCTGGTTTTGTTGGAATAGACACGCACACGCAGGGAAACGGCAGCATACTTGCTTCGGCTGGCAGAATCAAGATGAACCGGGAGGTTGCTGTTTTCCTCTATCTGCACACATGGAAACTTCTTGACATTGCTGTCATTGATTTCGCCAGTGACGAAGATGCCGGGTACTTGCTTTCGCAGTTCCTTAGCAACAACCGTAAAGATGGAATTGAAATAATCGATCAACTATTCCAGACCTCCCTCCACGTTGCTTCTACCTGAGAAGCCATTTCTTCAACAGCTCCCCACATAGCCATAGCCGGTTCGTTGCCGTCCGTGTAGTTAAGCTGTCCCTTGCCGTCCACCGTTTTTACAGGTGTACCAGCATTGCCAGCTTCGCCGTAGTAGTACCAGCGGCGTTGTGCGCCGTGTCCTTTACCGTAAGAGCCATGTGCACCAACACCGGGCGGTAGTTCACCGCCATATCCGTTGTGGTGTGCGCCTGTACCGAACTCAATAAAAGCAACTGCTTTTCCTTCGGCAATGATGGTGCAGGTGTTTCCGTTTTGCTCAACACGACAAGAAACATCGTTTCTGCCAGCATATTCGGCATTGGCAAAGCGAACTTTCGCCACATCAAGCCCTTTGTCAGCCAACGCTTTTGCAAACTCCTTTGCCTTTTGGTTCAGGGTGGTCTTGTACTCCTGTATCTGACGTTCCGCATCACGAAGTCCGGCATCGCTCAACCTCACTTTAATTTTCACTTGCAGCCACCTCTTTCAGCGCATACAACGTGTCCGTGATATGCTCTGCGACCTTGACCACAATGTAATTGAAGGGCTTTGAAACGTCCGTCTGAAACCAGACGTGCGTACCTTCATAAAGCGGTGTGTTGTGCTTTTTGCTGGACGAACTGACCACATAGCTGTAATCCGTGAACGCCCCAAAAGGACTTGCTTCCGCAGAACCAGTAGGCGGGCTGACGTTCAGCATCAACTTTGCGGGTTCGCTCCACGATTCGTATGCGGATTCGCCAGTCTCGTTTCCCCATTCGTCCACAACAGGCTTTTTCTCGCCGATAGGGTTTGAATACCAAAGCGGGCGTTTATCCAGCGGGCTTCCATTAAACATCAGCCGATAACACCTACTCTCGGAACCACTTCATTCAGCAGGGACTGTGCTACATCGGACGATTCCCACACACGAGTGATACCATTGTTGGTATAGCTCGTCTGTCCATTTGCGCCGATGTGATTGTACAGTTCCGCTGCAATGCGTATCTGCAACGACTGATACTGCAAGGGCAACTCGTCCGGTCTGTTACCGAAGGGGTAGCCCTGTGCAAATATCTTGTCTTTGGCGAAATCAAGCAGCAGGTCGAAGAGTGGGTAGTCCTCGTCCGTGATTTCACGGTCAAGCGCAGGGGAGATGTACTGCCCCAGTTTGACTGCCACTTCGGAATACTGATCTCCCATGCTGCTTTCCTCCTTTCGCCTTAGTAAGCCTTGATGCAGTACACAGCGTCCATGCGCTCAAAGGACGGCAGGACGATTTCAGAAACGTAGATGTTGGTGTTGACAGGATGCACAGTCTGCTCAGTGGTAACAGCAACGCCAGTATTCACAACGGAAACCTGTGCGTTGGAGATGCCAGCCATCAGGTCGGCTTCCTCAGGGGTGGCAACATAGTACATATTGCCCAGAGAGCCAGAAGGAGCCAGCACGACATAGCCATCAGGCAGATACTTCTCAGCAGCTGCGGTTTCCTCCGGCTTGTACATCTTGTCGTACAGATGAATGCGGATGCCAGATGCGCTTTCGACAACAGAACGTGCCTCGGAATCGACAAGAACGGCGGTGGCGGTTTTCATAACCGTCAGGAACCGGTTCTTGATTTCATCCGCAGCAATCATCTTGTGGAAAGTGTTGGTGTTCATGTAGGCATCGGTGATAATCTCACCAGTGTTTGCCAGCACGGTGTTTGCGACAGTGGTCATCGTGGCGATGGGGGTTGCAGTGGTAGGAGCGTCCCACTTCTCCTTAGTGGTCAAAGCCTTGTAATTGGACTGCTGCCAAGTGCCGTCCGGGTCATAATCGTAGACGTAACTCACGCCGTTGGACTCAATAGAGATGCCGGGCTTGCCAGTCTTAGGAGCCAGAAGCTGCCACACCATTCGCTCAGGCACAATGCGAGCACCGGTAATAAGCTGTGCGGTATCATCGTAGACACGATTGATAACGTCTGCCGCAAACTCCTGATTAGTAGCCAGAACAGAGATAATCTTGCGGCGGTCTTCCTCGTCAATGTGAGTGCCCTCACGGAAGAACGGCATATTGGTCTCGGTCATTTTGATGCCCTGACGAGTACGGAACGTAGCCTTGGTATCGAAAACGCTAGGCTTCAGCGAAACGCCAACGCCCTTGTGGCCACGCAGCCACTTCAGTTCCATGCTGACCTTCTTCCGAGCAGGGAACAGAGCATCGGAAGCATAGGGCTGCGCATTGGTCGGGTCGTTCGTCCAATAGGCGGCAATCGCAGCAGGGGAGAAAATTTCGTTCAGATTCAGTGCCATAATTTAGTCCTCCTTACTCGCTCTTTGCGCCAACATCAGTACGGCAGAAAACGGCGGGAACAGCCTTTTTCAGAGCGGCAATATCGTTTGCAGAATAGGTAAAGCCGGACAGCTTTGCCTTGTCCACATCAATAACGCCCTGAATTAGCAGTGCGCCATTGGGGTTGACGGCAGGGTCAACGGTGTGCAGCAGAATGCCAATGGCATCGGTAGCTGCGTCAGCAGCGCTAGTGCCAGTAGTGGCAGCAGCTTTCAGACCAGTCTTTGCCATGGGATAACCAGCCGGAACGGCATTGGTTTCCTTGACAGTAAAGGGAATGGCAACGTAGGTATCAGCAGCCAGAATAGTGCTTTCAGGAGCCGATACCGGAGTATTGGTGTACTTCATGTTTTCCTCCTTAATGGAAAGCAGTCATTGCGTCACTCGATGCCTTGTTTGCGTCTGCACGCTCCTGTGCGAAGCGTTTAGCAAAGGCAACACCTGCGCTATCTGCGCTGTTACCATTGCCATCCGCACCCGGAGGCGTGGGCATATCATTCAGCAGAGAAGCCTTGTATGCGGTGTCGTGGGCGGTCATAAACTCCGACTGGAACTTAAACACCTTGTCCATGTCGCCGTCAGCCAGTGCAGATGCAGCCTTTCCAGCCAGTTCAGCGTCATAACCCTGCGCAACGAACTTTTCACGGTAAGATGCAAGGGTTTTTTCCTTGACGAGGTTTTCCTTGTCGGCAGTCAGGGCTTCAATCTGTTTCTGCATCTCTGCCAGCTTGTCAGCCTGTTCCTGTGCGGCGTTCTCGTCATCGGTACGCTTTGCTTTGAGCTGCTTCTTGTACTCGGCGGCTTCGCCGTTGGCTTTCGTCACGGCGTTGCGCAGTTTCTCAATCTCTGCGTTAGGGTCTGCAACCTTTTCCAGCGCAGAAATGATTTCATCGGCGGTCATGCCATCTTTGTAGGCATCACCAAGCAACACATTGAGTTTCATATCGTTAATTTCCTCCTGCGTTTTTTTACCGTTGCTTCCCTGCAACGCTGCGAAATTTGTATCCCGGCTTCCCTGCCGTGTTTATAGCAAAGGGTTATTCGCCCTCTGTTTCATTGTCGATTTTGCTTAGAATCTTTTTGAAAAGTTCAAGCTGTTCTTTAGAAGGTTCTTTCGGCTCTGTTTGAGCAATCGCTACATTGGCATAAAGAGCGGCTTCTTCAAGGTGAGTAAGCGCAATGCTTCTTTCCCGATTCGGCTCAATTTGCAAAATCAGCTTCTCTGCATATGAAAGTGAATCGTAAATATGCTGAAATAAAGCCATCTCTGCTCTTGAAAGTGCTCTGCCCTTATACATTGTTGCTTTCCTTTCCATCAGCCTGATTGCCGACCATTTTGTTGGTGTCAACAATATGGTCTGTGGGCTGTTCCTGCGGCTTCGGTGCTTTCCCATCCTTGCCTAGCTTTCCGGCGGCAATCAGGAAGGGCTTGCTCATTTCGTAAGCAGCCTGCGGGTCAGGGAACAGACCGGGCGTAGTAAACGCCAACTGCGGGTCAATGCTCTGATTAAGCATCTGTGCAAAAATCTGAACCTTGCTCTGCTGGTTATCGTACTGACGGCGGGGCAGTTTGATATTGATGTCGCTTGCCATCAGCTTAGAACCAGCCGTATCACGCAGAATTTTGAGCATCACAGACAGGCTTTGACGTTCCGAGAACTTGAACATATTCTCGTACTGCTGAGCCCTTGCTTCGGTGTGATTCCAGCCATTACGGACGATAACTGCGCCCACGTTGTCAGACGTTGCATTCTCGCTACCGGTTGCACTAGGCATGGCAGTCAGGCTGCGGTACACGTTCAACATGGAATCAAGCAAGGTCTGGCTCTGCTGCTGGTCAAGTTCGTTTGCAATCTGCTTTACATCAGCGGCAAGACCAGCGGTAGACTTGATGGACATTGCGCCCATCTGCTTAACAGCATCCAGCGCTTCCTTGTCCACAAGACAGTTTACAAACACCAAGATGGACTGGATGAACTGCTCAACGCCGTCCAGACGGTTGCTTTCAAGATTGTTGATGGCATCCAGAACAGGGATGGCCGGTTCAAACAGCCCCATGCGCTCTGGGTTGAGCTTGTATTCGACCATCGGAAGCATCCCCAGAGAATGGCTTTCAGATTTTGTGATCTTGCCGTTGTCGATTTCAAAGTACTGGTTTGGCGTGTACACGCAAATCAGGTCGTTCAGGTCATTCTGATAATTGCGTGGAATGTGCAGCACGTTGGCAATCGGCTTGTGACCGATGCCGGAGTTGTAAATCACATACGCCATGTCCGGGTCGGGAACGTCCACCAGCAGGGGTGTTTCGTCCGGGTAGTTACCGCCATACCCCTTGTCAGGAAGAACAATGCGGTATCCCTGTCCGCACTCCAACATCCACTGCCAGAGCCGCCGATCAAGCGCGTCCTTGCCCTCATACTGCAAGGCGTTAGACAGCCGGGCGATTTCCTCGCCGTCACCTGTTGCCGTTTCAGACCGCACATAAGAGCACGGCGTACCGCTCATATAGCCCGTGTAAAAGCCCACGCACTCGTTGGCGTGGTTCTCTACAATGCGGTTGGTAATTTCAGCGTGGTATTCCTTCGTGCGGAGGAGGACAGGCTGACTGCCCAAGTAGTAGTTGTGCAAAAAGCGAATCTCATTCTTGTTCAGCAGATGAATAGGCTCTGCTTTGCTCATTACCACTTTCAGTACATTTTCCCGATTGATTTCCGTCTCCGGCGTTTCAATCGGTCTGCGTCCTGTCAGTGGATTATTCAAAAATCCGCCAACGACCATTTGATACTCAGCCATGCGTTCCTCCTTTCCAGCAAAATAAAAAAGCGCAGCAAGACAAACCTGTTAAGGTCTATCTCACTGCGCCAAAACTGCGCTTCAAAAGCTATTTACTTTTCAGGTGGATGGATGATTTTGACCCATCCTTCCTTTGTGTCCCCTTCGATAACGCCCTTGCATCTGTCGCACTTGAAATGGTATCGTCCGTCCACTTCGCCAAGATAGCGGTTGCAACGGACGTTCTTATAGATGGGGTTCTGCCGGATACAAGGGCAACAGATTCTAACTAGCATAAGCGCTCCTTTCGTTGGATTTCTGGAAACAGGCTGTTTGGCACAGACCCGTCAGAAGCCACCGGGAAACTGTTCGCACTTCCGGTCGTGCTATTCTCCGCCTAGAGAAACCATTGCAGCTGCTTCATTCTGCTGTCGGACAGATGTTGGGCTGCAATTTTGGTGTTACATAATGGATTTGAACCAATGTATGTCCGGTTATGAGCCGGATGCTCTAGCCGTACTAAGCTAATGTAACACAGAAACCCGGCTTGATTGGTTAACCGCTGCTCTTTGCAATGTCATGCCTAAACATCACATTGAGAGCCGGGAATAGCGGTGGAGGTTTTGGAGAATAAGTCCATGCAAAGCTAGGTAGTTGGTTGTGCTGCGTAACGGAATTGAACCGTTGCTTGCCAGAAGAGGGGAAGTATTCTGACATTCCCAGCCAGCAGGGAACGCAACATATAAACCCGGCGAATGGAAAGAGTGAAAAGCATTCGCCGGTAAAGGAGGAATATGCTCGTTGACACGCAAGCGAGTAAAAATGACAAAACCTCGCTGCGCCGGGATATTCCTTAGAGGAAGCTGCAAAACTTCCTGCGTACATTATAAGCCTTGTCAAGTGGTGAAATCAAATAAATAGACCCAGCGAACACAATATATTGTGTTTTTAATCAAAAAGGCCTCTTGACAGGCTCAATTTTACTGATTCCGTTGTACAATTCATCGGCAAGCTGTGCCAGACTATCCGGTGCATCATCGTGCGGAACTTTGCCAAGCTGTGTGAACATCGTCACCTGTTCCATGAACGCCTTGTACTCTTTCGACTGGTGTTTTTCGTCAAGGAAATAGAACCGTTTAATGTCCGGCGCATACTGGATGATTCTGGACAGCTTGCTTTGACCGCTGGGCGCACGCTGGCTGCGGACAGAGCAGTGATAGCCCTGCTGCCGGAGTTGGCTGTCTACCACATCACAGTATTCATCACCGCCGTTGTTGGCTTCTCCGCGCACCACGTTGATTTTATGCTGGATGATTTTGCCCACGACTTCCGGTCTGGTCACGGTCTTATCGCCATTATTGAACACAAGGTCAGGAATGAACACGGCATCGCCGTACACATAGGCGATAGGACAGGCGGTGAAGTCACCGCCGCCCCATGCAATATCCATGACCATGAGCTTGCGATCGGGCTCTCCATCCGGAAGAATACCGTTGTAATACCGTAATTCATCGGCAGGGAACAGCAGACCTTCACGCACATAAGGCTTGCCCATGTATTTTGCCCACCATGTTGCATCGTCAATACTGGCTTTCATGTCGGCATAGTAGGAATCGTCAAAGCCAACGCCATAGTCATAATTGAAGTTGCTGTGTCCGTTCTCATCCACCGCAGGAATCACCCGAAATCTGTACTTTGGGTTGTCTGCATACTGGTTCTGGATGCGTCCAAGAGGGTCAAGCACGTTCCAGCGTGTGCCGACCATCAGCTCCAATGCGCCCTGCTTTTTACGGTCTTTCAGCTGGTTTAGGTAAGCATCGTACTTGTTGTTCAGACGCTCAACATTCAAGCTTTCTTCCAAGTCCTCGATCAAGTCATCGCTGTACAGAACGCCGCCCTCGCCGATTTCAACTGCGCCGGTCAGCGTACCGCCAATGGAGCGGCAAGTAAGGGTAGGAAAACGCTTTTTGCGGTTCAGGTCAACGCTTTCGTCCTTTGCGCTCTTGTCCACAAGCTGAACGTCAGGGAAGATTTTGCCCCAGTTGTAGGTCACAGGGTCGGTGATGATGGACAGGACTTCTCCATAGAAACCGTTGGTCAGCTTGTCAGAGTGTCCGCTCATAACCGATGCAACGTCAGGGCGGTTGCCCATAAGCCATGTGATGAAGAAAATGCACAGCGTACTCTTGCCTACGCGAGCCGGAAGACTGACCCCCAAGAAATCTATCCGCTTATAGAACAAGTCCTCTAGGTCGTCTGCCAGCACTTTTAGCACTCTGCGTCTGGGCTGATAGAACTTCTTCTCCGGCGCACGATTCCATTCAAGGTAGATGCAATAACTGTCAAACACGTCCTTTGCTTCAAACAGGTACGTCCGGCTGATAATGTCATAGGCCTTCGCCACGTCCTCGCCTGTTTTCATCTTGCCCATCATGGTTGCACAGACAGAGCGCAACTCGCCAGAATATTTGTAGGCATCGAACCGCTTGTCTTGCGACAGAGCGTCCCTCAAATTCACGACCGCTTGAAACCAGTCCTCGTAGACCTGTGCTTCTGTCGGATTCTGCTTTGCATACGCTTTGATGCTGTTGATGATGGCAATGCACTGTTTTGGCTGCATAAAAAATAGGCACCCCCTACCTGAAAATGTAAAGAGTGCCTACAACTGCACAAAAATCAAATATTCGGTTCTATAATTTCACTTCAGAAAATTATTTACTAAAATCCATCTTAATAAATGGGTTGCACAGTTTATTTGACTTCTTCTGCAAGCTGGTTGAGCCTGCGTTTCAACTCGTTTGCATCATAGTACAAAGCGTCTGCAATGGCATTGAGAATGTCGGGCTTGTCGGTGTAATCGCACAGCGTTTCAATGAGTTTCAAACTCTGTTCTGACAATTTTGCAGTTTTCATGCTGTTTTTCCTTTCTCATTCGGTTTTATTCTAGGTTGCGAACAACGTCACCTGTTCTGTTCAGCAATCCGATACCATGTCTGGCGGGTCACACCAAGCTGTTTTGCGGCATCGGTAACGGTCAGCAGACGCTTTTCCACCTGTTCGTGCAGAATATCAAAGAGGTTTCGGTCGTACTCGGTGGGCTTGCGGCCTTCCCTGTAATCAGGGCGCTGGCTGGCGATTTTCTTGCCCTCTCTGGTGCGTTCAACAATCATGTCACGCTCAAACTGGGCAAACACAAGAAACATACCTCTCATAGCTCTACTAGCAGGGGTGTTGTCCATCACACCAAGATTCAGCACGTTCACTCGGATTCCTTTTTCAATCCACGAATCAATCAATTCATACCCACCGACAAGACTTCTGGCGACACGATCTAGCTTCGTTACAACGATTGTGTCTCCGCTCTGAACCTCCGCTTCTAGCTTATCCAGTTCTTTGCGTTCCATTTTTGTCCCGGTATAGACTTCTTTGAAAATCTTAGTTGCTCCAGCAGCTTTAAGAGCTTCCTCTTGTGATTCAAGGCTGTTGCCATCAATCGCCTGCCCAGCGGAGCTGACACGAGCGTAACCGTAAATCATTCAGGTTCACCGTCTCTTTCCAGAACTTTGAGAACAAATTCATCCGACGCAACATCAGCTCCAATAGGCTGAATCACAATCTGGTACTTCATTTCTTCTAAAAGCATTGCCATTGTGGACAGTTTCAAATCGTCTGCATTAACGCGGTTCGTTACATAAGAAGAAACATCATACTCCATCTGTCTTGCAAGTGATGCGGAGGTATATCCTCTGATTTTCATAACGGAGCGAAGAATATCCCCAGAATTGACTTTATTTTTGGTTGCGCCACCCTTTTTCTTTTCTGCCATTTTTACCGAGCCTCTCTTTCGGCTTAATAATAACACATTCTTATGTTTATGTCAACATCTTCTTGTGTTTTTTGCAAAATTTTTACTATCAATAGGGTGGTCAAACGGCTGTAAACTTTTTTGTTGCTTTACAAACTGTATACCTGAATAGTAGCCTTACGAATTATCGAAAAATATACTTTCGAGCGCCACCATTAAAGTAAACTAATCCGTTTACAAAATCGCTATCAAATAACGTAAATTTACGTTAGAATGCGTAAAAATCAGAAATATCTGATGTAAATTATACAAATTGGGCTGTTGACAACTATATACCAAGCGTCTATAATCTAAGACAGCAGAACACATGATGAATCGACCAGCAACGGTAGGTTTATCCTTTGTGGCATAAAAAATAGGCCGCCAGCATACCGACCAAAGTAGCACTGACGACCTATTCCACCACAAAACAGAAGCTGCGCAACCAAGGGCGCAGTCTCGGTTTCTGTCAATTATTATAGCAGAAGCAGACCACTTCTGCAATAGAAAGGAGCAAAAACATGAAATTTCCCACGACAACCGAAGAATTTCTGAAAACCCTCGCACACGGCAAAGAGCCGACCAGCGAGGACAGGGAGTACGCAGAAGCGCTGGGTAAGCTGTCCGAACTGAACTACCGGGCAGGGTACGAAGCGGGAGCAGCCAATCAAAACAGAAAAATTTGATGCCAGCACTAGTGAACACAATATATGGGGTGTATTTTCTTGACATCCTAATATTTTGCGGTTACACTTATTGCACAGCAAAACGAAAGGGGGTGAATGTGTATGAGCAGTCCTTATGCAGAGCGTTACGGTCACACCGTTACCATCAGCGTGACGGAGCGGCAGTTTGCAAGCTTGCAGGAATACTGCATCAAGAACCGGGTTTCCATTTCTGCTGCGTTCCGTGAAGCGTTCTTTACGCTGCATCCGATGGATTCCACCAATGAAAACGAAAAATGATACGCTCGCTCAGGTCGGCAAACTTTAGCGAACGTATCATGAACCACACTGGAACAAGCTGTTCCAGCCTTATTATAGCAGGAATTGGCTTGTTCCGCAAGAACCATAGGAGTTTTTATGGAACAAAAGGTTAAATATGCTATCAATCTTATCAGCGAAAACGGACAGGTTGTCGTTTCCAGCCGTGAAGTAGCAGAACACTTCGGTAAAGAGCACAAAACGGTTTTGCGTTCAATCGAAGAACTGGCGGCACAAAATTGTGCCACCAAATCCATGTTCTACGAAACAACGTTTGAAAATCGTGGCAAACAATATCCGATGTACCTCATGAACCGAGATGGATTTAGTTTGCTTACGTTTGGCTTTACTGGCAAGGAAGCCCTTGAATGGAAGCTGAAGTACATTGACGCTTTCAATCAGATGGAGCAGAAGCTTACCAACCCGGAACCTGAATCTACGGAAATGCTGTTGAGCCGCGCTCTGATCGCCGCTAACAGTGTTATCGACACGGAGCGCAAGAAAGTAAAGGCTTTGGAAGCGGAAAACGCCAAGATGAAGCCCGATTCTGACTACGCAAAGGCTATGCTGCTCTCTGATGAAAGCCTGACTACCACGCAGATTGCCATGAACTACGGCATGAGCGCACGAAAGCTAAACCAGATTCTTAGAGGGCTTGGCATTCAGCACACTGTGAACAAGCAATGGATTCCTTACCAGAAGTATCTTGGCAACGGATACGTTGTCGGGCACCCAATCGAGCTGCCGAACGGCAAAACGAAAGAGGTCACCCGCTGGACGAGAGCCGGTCAGAAGTTCATTTACAGCAAGCTTAAAGAAGCAGGTTATCTGCCTGTTGGCGAGCAAATCAGAATGGAGACGTGCTGATGGACTACTCGGAAGAAATGTTTCGGCTACAAGCTGAGAATGAAGAGCACAAAGCCGTTTTAGAAAAAAGCCATGAAATCCTTAATCAGGCATTAGAAATCATCATGCCAGAGGATAAGCGGTCAAGGGAAGTTGTAAGTGTAGCGCTAGCAACGTCCGTACAGCATTTTTGCGAGGACAGCTATTCAATGGGATACAATGATTGTTTGCTCGACATTCTCATGGAAAAGGAAGAAGTCAGCGCTCCTATCATGTTTCCAACACTTAAATCGTAAATAGCCCATAAGAAAAGCCAGTGGTTAGAGAACATCTAGCCGCTGGCTTTTTGTGTTATGCGTTAATCTTGAATAGCAACCACTTCATAAGAGCTATAACCAGTAAATCCACTCAATGGATAAAGCTCAAACGATGCTGTTTGGCCCGAAGCAAGGCTGTCCATGATGTAAGTATACTCACCGCCAACAGGAACTTCATTGCCTTCGGTGTCTTTCATTTTGTAAAGAACAATGACCTTGACTGCATTGCTTGTAAACTGGCTATTGTTTGTAACCTGTCCAGTGAATCGCAAATCATAGCCGGAACCACGTTTGGAAACATTTGTAACAGCAAGTTCGCCAGCACGAACAATCTGATTGGCAGGGCTTGCTTCGTGAACGTTCCAATTCTCTGCGCTTGTCGTATACTCAATTCTTGTCGGCTTAACACCATCGGAATCAAAAGCGATATAATCGCCATACCAATAAGAATCACCCTCGCCAACCCAGTCCAGCGTTTCAGAATCGGTCTTTAAGACGGAGCCATCTTCGCCGTATACCGTGACATTCAGCGAAACAAAATCAACTGCCCAATCGGTGTTGGGATTTTCAACCAGAACTGCGTAAAACACATAGTATCTCGTTTTGCCGTATTCGTACTTGGTTTCAAGATGGCTATGGGATTCTTTGATCGTTATGGGTTGCACCTGTGTTGCATTGGTCTCTTCCAGCTCAATAGGAGCAGACCATTCATCGGGTTTCGTTGTTGCCATTGCGCTAATAGGCATGGCAAGCATCATAGCCGCTGCTAGAGCCGCCGCAATGATTCTCTTTCTCATTTTTGATTCTTCCTTTCTTTGGCTAAAATTTTATATAACGCTTGAAATACCATGTGCCATAAGATACACACCAAAAACCAAAAAAGCGGCGCCGATAATAACGCCCCATATTGAAGCGGCAATCTTTTCGTTCTTTTCTCTCTTTTCTTTGTTCTTGTCATTCTTTTGGTCCATTACAGATTCCTCCCTTTCAAGGCTTGTAAGGCAAGTATAGCACAGAACGTAGACCCTTTGTAGGGGTCTTTTTATTTTTGCGCGGAATTTTTGAGATTGACAATGGGGGTGGGGTGTTTTTCGCAGAAAAGAGGGGGTGGGTAGAAAGAAGAAACGCCTTTTTTGAATTTTTTCTACGCGAGGCATTCACCCACCCCACCCCTGGCGCTGCCTGTATACCCCCCAGGTCAACCCCTGCCAGACCCAGCGCACCCGGACGGGTTGCACATCACAGGCGGCAGGGCAGACCATGCAAGACACGGCGCACCGGTCTGCATTCGATACCAGACAGGACACGCGGGGCAGATCAGGACGGTGGTGCAGTGCTGGAGTGTGTCCGAAACTGTGCAGATTTGTACACACTCAAACATGAACGATTTTCAACACAAGAATGTGTGCAAAACCATTGACATCAACACAAGAACGTGTTACTATATAGACAACACAAGAACGTGTTACACCACCACCAAAACAGGAGGACAAAACCATGAAAAAGACCATCGATTATACCGCACTTGCAGATACCATCCGCGCAGAGCTCAACGCCCGCCACGATCGCAGCGCATGGGGTAAGGCCGTCACACTGTACGCTCTTGACCTGCTGGAAGATATTCAGTGGTATGCCAACGATGCGGAGCGCTTGCCCCTTGACGGTGCGGAGCTTGAGCGGTGGGCGCTCAACGGTGCAAGCTGCTGGGAGCAGTACAGCAACGGCGGTTGCTCCCTCTGCTATGATGCCGATATTGCCGCCCGTGTCTGCACCCCGTCCGAACTCAAGCGCACCGACGGCGGCATGAACGCCCCCAACAGCCGGGAAACGTGGCTTGACGTGCAAGCCCGCGCACTGTATCAGGCTTGCAACCGTATCCGCAAAATCTGCCGCGCCAACGGCCTGTATTATAAGGAGGTCTAAAAATGATTACTCTTGACTTTTCCCAGTGGGCCGCCCTCTGGTACGTTGGCGGCATGATTTCCGGGGCGCTGGTTATGATTGCATTTCTTAATAGCTGAGGAGGGGCAGAAATGAAAAATAAAAAATATATTGATTCGCTCAATTCGGAGAGAAAATATTGTTTGCTTGACCGTATGCGCATTGATTGCGAGTATTTTTTAGGATTCGGCGCACGCCACGAAAAATATTTGTGGGCTGGTAATGTGGCTGACCATATCGCCAACATGCTGTATTTATATGATAGCATCGGAGAAAAGCCGGAATGGCTGACCCGTGAGGACATTTTGAAATATAAAAAAGAAATGGAGGGCTAAAAAATGACGTTATTCGAAGAAAAAGTGAACGAGTACCGCGAAAACAAGCGGCTGTTGGAAGAGCTGGAAGCGATGAACGAAAGCATTAAAGCTGATATTATCTGCATGATGCAAGGCGAACCGGAGATGGCGCAAGGCACCGCAAAAGCTATCTATAAGGACGTGCAGAGCGTCCGACTGGATAGCAAGCTACTCAAGACGCTGCACCCGGATGTATACGCAGAATGCAGCAGCAGGACCACATACAAACGGTTTAGCGTGGTATAAGGGGGTGCGAGCTGTGATTTTATCCGCAATCTTGTTTTGTTTTTGGTTTTTCCAGGCACTGTTTAAGGCGTCCAAATAATGGAGGGCTTATATTATGACTAACAAGGGATATAACACAATGACTGGACTGTATACCACCCGCTACTATGCGCGCAAGGTTTGCCCCGGTGACTGCGTTGTCGTTAAGGTTTGCGGCGGTTATACCATCATGACGGCAGCAGATTATAACATTTGGCGCAATCAACGCTGACACAATTTCAGATTTTACCCCGCCCACGCTGGCGGGGCTTTTCTTTTGCCTTGCATCGACACGGTGCAGGGCTTTTCTTTTTGCCCGGCGGTGTATCAGCTTCTCACAATCGTTTACGGATGTCTTTCTGCCGTCAATGCAATTATACCACCACAACGCCAAAACCGTTTACAGGGCTTTACAGGGGCTTTTCCGTTGATTTTCCCTATTTCAGCGCATACAATACGGCAGCCGCACAAGCCGCCTATACAACCGCCGCGCCAGACGCTGTAAAGCTCAGCACAGCCGCCTATTATAATAAGGTATATAAGGGCGCAGGGCTGCGCCCCCTGTTATAGATCCATGCCAGACGGCGCAACATATCGCAGACCATGCCAGCCCGGCGGGGTCAGCTCCTACTGTGTGTGGATCGCTGGCAAGTGCTGCACCCGGCGCACCTGCTGAGGGGTGCAGCGTCTCCACCTGTACAGGGTCAGCCCGGCGGCTTGCAGTCTGGCACCGGGTCAGCAGTCAGGGCGCACCGGCTGGCACACTCCACCCGGCGGGGCAGTCCAGCAGCGGGCGGCGCGGAACCATTGACGGCTCTCGCCGCACCTCTTTTCGGGCTTTCGCCCGATAGCTAATAGAGGTCAGCAATAGTCGCAGCGTTCCGACTGGAATAGTCGTAACAGCTTCTGGAATAGTCGTAGACAATAGTCGTAGTTTTCCCAATAAAATAGTCGTGAAATAGTCGTAAAGTCGTCAGACGACTAACTTTTGAAAGTCCTATATATAGTATAGTAACGAGCAGTTCGCTGATAGTCGCAGAGTAATAGTCGTAGTGTTTTCTTGCGAACCTTCGTCAAATAGTCGTATATTTTTTGTGTGAAATAGTCGTTCGCCTTTTAGGGAAAGAGAGGCGCGATAGTCGCTAAGTCATCCGACCGCATAAAATTCATAATCTATTACATATATTCACTTATTTATTCACTCACTAGCCATACCAAATTCGTATGCTAACCGTACTTATTATAATATACGCTTATATATCCTAGTAACTATCTAGGGATTATTCTACAGGAATAGTCGTATCATCCGATTCAGTCTGTTCCTGCTCGATTTAATTCCCAGAAACGTACTATGGTATCTTGTTTAATCCATAGCATTGTACTAGGAATAGTTCATGCAACATTTATACATATTCAACCGACTGCAAAAAGAAGTCAATTTTCCATGTGAAATAGTCGTAGACTATCCACCAGTCCGAATCTCACGTCAGTTCTCGCCTACGGTCTGCTCTGCTGGTTAACGGTTCGGTTTTGAAGATAAAGGGTTGTAGGGAGAAAGAACCAGTTTGCAATTTCGCATAACTGTTATTTATTCACTTTTGAACTATCATGGTACACCCGGCTCCGTCAACGCGCGCGCTGGCGCATATAACGCCCGCGGACGCGCTAAACACACGGGGAGGGAAAGGGGGAGCACGGAAGATGTTAGGGGGATTATAGGGGGTAATAGGGGTTGTAGGGGAAAGAGGGGGACAAAAGGGGGAAAGAGGAAACAAGGGGGAAAGGGGACAAAAATTTGAAAGCCTTTTCCGAAAGTGATTGTCGAAGCGTTTTTTCGTCTCACACATCTTACTTTCGTCTCAATCCACCAGGCGATTAGACGATTATTTCTCAAATTCAGACCTTGCCGTTTCACCCTGATAAATAACAAGAGAAAAAAGCACGGAATAGTCGCAGAGGGTAGTTTTACTGCCTGACACCATTCCATGCTTTCTGATACAGTAGTTTTGTAGTCGTACAAGCTAAGATTAGATATTCTTGGCTTCTCTCGCCTTACGCAGACGCTCTGCCAGTGCTTCACGCTGCTCTTCGCTGATTTCACGAGTGACAGGCGGCCGGAACTTCACAAGACGTTTCGGCATCGAATAGGTCTTGGATTCCTTGCACCGCTTGGTAGACAGCTCCGCCATAAACTTGTATGTGTCGGGAAACTGCTCACAGAGCTTGTCCAGCTTGCGAATGTAAACCGGGTCTGCCGTGTAGATTTCTGCGGTATCTTCCGCTGCGTTGAAGTCGATGATAGTCTCACGTTCGATGTTGGTAAGTGCCATAGTTGTTTTCCTCCTGTATTTTGTGTAGTGAAAAATATTTATGGGGTTCAGACGGTATCAATCCATCCAAGTATACTCTTGGAACCGTTGAATCTGCTTGTTAAACGTGATGGGAAGGTCGCCTATCTCGCCTTCCTTGTTCTTGCTTAGTCGGAACAAGTACTTGTCGGGGTTATCGCCGGACAGAAGGATGATTGCATCTGCGTCCTGTTCAATCTGTCCGCTCTCTCGCAAGTCGGAGTTAGTAGGCGTTGCTCCGG